CCATATGAGAGCTAGGTTGCCTATATCCCAATTAGGTTTGTAATCATCAGCTGCTGGTTTCCAACTCGTCTTCCTTCTTCCTGTTTCTTTATCTTTTATCATTTTCATAACTCCATAATTTATAGGCGCATATACTGTTAGTTTTGTTTCTACGGGGGTGTCAATACTTAGATTGTCTGGTATATGTTTTTCAATATATCCGTGCATGGCAGCTACAAGAGCTGCCCTAGTTGTATAGTGCACAGATGCATGAATCTTATTATAACCAATCTTGACCCAGTTTTTCTTACTAACAGGTATATGAGTTATGAATTCAGGAAATTCTAATTTAATCTCACTTACCATAGCGTTTTGTTTTTATTCAATCCAACGAAATTCGTCAGGTATTTCGGTTTCTACTTCATCTTTTATTTCTACTTCTTTAACTGTATATCTAGGAGTAATTTCTCTCACATAATCTATATTTAATGCTTCAGCTATCTCAGGACTTAGAGTAATATTCTGAACTTTAAAATGATCATTATGATATACAAATTGGTCTTTATATTTATTAAGAATATAATCCAACATATCTACAGTTAAAACTTTTCTATCAAGTAGCATACTAATTATTGAATTGTGGTCTAAATAGAAATTACTAGGAGTCATATTAAAATAACCTAAGAAAGATTTAAAATTAACATGTCTTTTAGTAGGATTTTTATCTATTTGATGGGTCCAATCATTTAGTAACAACAAAAGATACATCATAGATTCTTTATAATTACAATTAGCCATAATCTCCATAGCTAGTACATGATTATCAGTATCATCACTATTAAACATATTATGAACTTGTTTATATACATTTTCATCCATAGTAATAGTTTCTTCACCGTTAATATGAGGAAGCAATTCTGTATAATTATATACTTTATCGAGATTATTTAAAATATATTCATATAACTCTACGTAATCTTCTTTAATAAAATAATAACTATAACTTCGATATGTATGTACATTTTTAGATACAGGAACACCTCCATATAATCCACTAGGTCTATTACTAATCATTCTAGATATATAAGAATTAACGATTATATTGTCTTCATCTTTATATGGCTCTAAAAGTTTTAATAATTCATCTCGTTCTTTTATGTCTATATAATTATGAACTTCAGCTTGAGTTACAAAAGTCACAACTTGTTCTTTAGTAACATGATATTTCCACTCATAATCTCTTAATTTACCGAGACTTGGATCTACAAATATATGAGTAGCATCTTTAAACTTATTAGTAGTTTTAGAAGCATTATCTAGTAAAAGATTTTTTAATTTTACTCTAGGAACATTAGCACCTGCACCAATATAAAGAACATCTCCAATATTTGGAGTATAACTATTTTTTGATATAGAATCTGTAACATTACTTAATACTTCTTTGTCATAAATATACACATAGCTATGTCTGCTACTATAGTAGAGATAGTCTACTTCTCCTGATCTATGATCCATATTTGAATCAAAGCAATCTGATAAATCTAATATTTTTTTTGTCATTTTTTTTTATTTAGTACTCATTTGTAAAACATTTTGATCTAGCATCATCTTAGAAAACTTAGCTTTATGACCGCCTAATAATTCTTTTACTATATAATATTTTAAATCTTCAGTAAAAGTGTTGAATTTAGTCGTAAGCTTAATTAATCTATTAATCATTGATTCAGGAACATGTCCTTCAGAAGCAGTACGCAAACAATAATTAATTAATCTAGTAGCCAAGACACTTGCTATGTCAGCACGATATGTATCATTAACTCCGACACAATCATCAAGAGCTTCTAATAACTCTTTCTCATCTTTTTGAATTAATTCTTGAGGAGTAAGAATCTTATCTAGCTGATTATTAATAAACATAACAAATAAACTTGCTGCCTCTGGACCAATAGAACCTTCGCCTACCATTTGTATAAGAGGTAATTCTTTACTAAAGTCTTTAATAGAACTAATAGAGTTAAAGAATGTAGTAATAGACCTAGGATTAATTTCTTGAGTTATTACTTCAGGATGCATTAATAAGAAATTAATACAACGACCATCTATTCTCATATTCTCTGCCCATCTTGCCCATACATTAGCATCAAACTTAGTCTCAACAGATATAAAACGAGTTTTCTGTGCATTATCTAGACTAGTAACATTATAATCACCATTGTCAGGATTAGTAGTTAAGATAACATGCCAGTTTCTAGGAAGTCGCCAGCTAACATATTCTTGTTTATCTATCAATTCCATACAAGCTTGCATAAATCTATGATCAGCACGAGTATAGTCATCTAAAACTAAGAAACCGCCTTCACCACGACCCTGAATCCATTCAGGTGCAGCATGAGACATTCTTTTATCTACAACTTTATAGCCTTTCTTGTTAGCAGTATCAATTTCTTGCTCAGTAATCCATAAAGACTTACCCTCGTTATTTTTAACTTGGAATTCTTTAACAGGAAAACCTACTAAGTCACCTAACTCTTCTAGCTGTGCTAAGTTTAGCTTTACTACTTGCATGTCAAGCTCACTGCCTAACTGCATGATAGCAGAAGTTTTACCAAGGCCAGCTTCACCTTCAATATTTACAGCAACAGGAACTTTACCGTCTTCCTGTATATGTTGGTTATTGCTTACCATATGTTTGATGAATCCTTTTAATTCATCTACGTTTAATTGTAATTGATTCATTAGTATTTAATTTTATAATTCTAATTTTATCTTAAGACCAGGTAGGTCTTCATTAATTCTTGATTCTTCCGAGTGAACCCATAAAACTCTAGCTCTAGGACTTACACTTGTACTTGCTTCACCGTCAGTAAAATATATAAGACTAGTATAACTAGTATTCTCATTAAAATATTTTATTACAGGTGTAAAGTCAGTACCACCGCGTCCGTGTATCTTTAGTTCATAGGTACCAGTATATTCACTAACATCTCGTATATAAGTATCACATTGTACAAGAGTTATATCTACACCAGTTTTATATATATGGTGCATTTCATTCATAAACTCTTTTACTTCATGATCACGTACAGATCCAGATGTGTCTATGGCTAATAAAAGTTTTTGTTTCATTTTAACTTTCATACCAGGCATATCAGGAAACTTAACGTTTTCTTTTCTACGAATTTTCTTAGTAAATATTTTAGTGCTAATGCCAGTAAATCGTCGGAGATAATTCTTCCAATTAAATTTAGGAGGAATTATTTCTTGAATCTTAATCAAACCTTTCATCTCACCAGGAACATGTCCTTGTTTCTTTTCAGTTTGTTTTTTACATTGTTCCAACACACGTTGGAGTTGCATATCTATCAATTGTTTTTCTGCTTCAGGCAAGTTTTCAAATTCTTCCCAATCATGTTTAGGAATTTTAACTTCTTTTTTTGAACCTAATCCTCCTTCTCCGTCATCACTATCTGCTGGTCCAATTAATACAACTTCTTGACTTTGGTCTAGACCATCTAGAAGTTTATCCATATTATTATCTCCACTACTACCTTGTTCCTTCTTCTTCTTTTGAGCTTTTTCTAGCTCTTCATAATAATATTGAGTACCAGCTTTTCTTCTTAGATTAAGATCACTATAATCATTGATATTTATACCTCCTTCAGGCAATCGATCTTCATCTATATACTGATTGATTTCCATATCCATTGCTATGTTAGCAAGTTTTTTATCAGAAAACTTAGTAAACGTCAATAGATGGCCAAAAGCAATATGTAATAATTCATGTTTAAGTAAACCTGTTTTATGTTCCTCACTTAGAGTATCCCAAAAAGGTTCGCTTATCATTAATTGATAGTTGATTCCATTCTTACAAACACCAGCTGTGCCTACTCGCACATCCCATATTTTATTTAATGATAATAGATAGAAACCGTAGAACGGTTCTTCTAACATTAGCTTCTTGCTAATTTTACTTAGAGATTCATGTTTTGTCATAATTTTTCTAATTTTTTATTAAAATGTTCTACACTAAATTCTTTAGTAGTATTTTTTACTAAGTCACTGAAATCTTTAGATCCACCTAAAGGCAATACAATGAAACTAGGCACATCATATCTTTTAGAAAACTCTTTAGCGAGTTTCATACCTGCGTCGTCGTTGTCAAAGAGACATACAACTTTTTTAAATCTAGATTTATATTCGTCCATTACAGAATCTTTCATCATAACAGATTCTGATTGTAAGCCTATAGCAGGAACACCTACTACATCATGGAGGCTCATGACATCTTTTAAAGACTTAGTAATTACTAACAGCTCACCTGATTTAGGCAATTGCCTATAACCTTGGTGTACAGAATAATTAGCATTGTTAATCCATTTTTTAAGTTTATTCTCAAATGGTTGATATATCTTATAAGTAACTTTACCGTCTTTGTGCTCGACATATGCATAAGCATGATTAGCAGTTTTAACAGCATTGTCATTATAAAATACATGGCTAATAGGAAACACATTAAACTTTTCTAACGTAGCTTTTTTAATACCAAATGATTGCCAATATTTTTTATCTATTGTTAACCAAGGTCTTTTCTTTATTCCTAATTCTACAGATTCTTTACGTGTTATCCTTGTATATTCTACATTCTGTTTTACAGCATTGACATTAAAGTTAGATAACCCCATATCATATGCTACTTTTTCTAGCGCTTCATAATAATTTAAACTAAATAATTTTCTAACTAACATGATAAAATCACCACAATCACTTGTAGCAAAATCTTTAAACATTAGTATATCTCTATTTGCTTGATGAAAAAATAACGCAAAAGAAGGAATATTGTCTTCACGAAGAGGTGAATGATAAACACCAAGTCTATCTATTTTTTCTCCCATATAAAAACTATATATCTGTTCTTGCGTAACATGTTTTAAGATATCATCTCTTGTAATAAGATCATTAAATATTATTGAATTTAAATCTATGTTTTCCATAATAAAAAAGAGAGGGCTTTTACACCCTCTCTGTTTTTATAGTTTAGATAGTCTACCAATCGTCACCTTCTAGAAGTTCATCTGCATTAGCAGTAACTTCTACTTCATCTTTCACTATTCTATCCATAGCGTCGATGGTAACGGCTAGTTTTAAACGTGTTTGACTTACATCAACACTCATAGATTCTACAAATGGAACCCAGCTACGAGGCTGAATATATTGTTTAGGAGCATTTACAGTACCATAGGTAGCGAAAACTCTAAACTTACCAGCGTTAGCTAGTCCGTCTTTAATATACTTCATAGCTTGGTCAAGCAATTCTTTAGGGTTATTAGCCTTAAAGCCAATCTGATGGTCAGCACCATATACAGCGTGTATAATGTGTTTCATAGATTTACCTTGCTTTTTTACTTGTTCATCCACAGTACTATACTGTGTGTCTTTAGTAACATACCAATAAGAAGTAGAACACTCGCCACCATTATCATCTGTAAAAGTGATTTTATAATCAGGAGCGTTTTCCTTATCATCTGGTTTCTTTTTGTAAACAGACATTTTAACATCGTTTACTAAACCTGCTACACCACCGTTAAATATTACGGCATTTCCTCCAGTTGCGGCATCAAAACCGCTGTCATTTAAATCGTACATAAATTGTTTTTAAAAATTATTACCATTGATTATTACTTACATCTTCAGAAGCAGTTAATTCTAACTCCTCATCTTTTATTGCAGTTGTTTCTTCTTGACATCCTTCGCAATCTTCGTCTTTCATATCAGAATTATTAGTATAATCTTCATCAATCATACTTAATTCAGGACGAGTATCTGCTCTAGGATCTATTAACTCTAAAGAAAAATATCCTTCATTTTCGCAAATTTTAAACTCATTTTCTACATTATTAGATAATTTTAATATTTTAGAAATAAATTCAAAAGTTTTCTTATCACTAAGAGTACAAGTTTTAGTTAATTTAAAACCTGCATCTCCGTCTGCTTTACGAACAGCTACAATAGTTCTATCAGCATTAAAGCCAAAAGAAATTCTATCTTCTCCTTGAATATTTAGTAATTCTTGAGCAGTTTTATTAAAGCTAAACTTTCTACCTGCACCAGGCTTTGTCAATGCTGCCATAGTCATTACAGGATAATCATACTTTTCTACTTTTTGCTGTCTTTGTGAGGGCACAGCATCCCATACGAAATCTTTCATTTCTGTTGTTTATAAATTAAAAATTAAATTGAATAATACTCTCTTATTGCATTGTTAACGACAGTGAGATCGTTGTCAATCTCATCGTTTTCAAACATTTCGAGAGGTGTTTTACAAGTGTCGGAACCTGATGATACAGTTCTAAATATATGTCTATTAGGTTGACCAGGATTCTTAAGAATCTCTGTATATAGAACTATAGTGCTAAAAGACTCAGGAACAAATCTTTCTAACATTTTACCTTGAACTCCAATACGCTCAGATGCAAAACCTGATTCATCATAATGTGTTTCAGGATGCGCCATAAGATATACTATGATATCATCACGCATAGAGTCATTAATAAAATTGATTAGGTCATATTGGTTAGCAGCCATTTTTGACCATTTATCGAAACCTTTCTCGGATCTAAATTTTTGACTCATAACTGTATCAGTCATAATACGAGACCAAGTGTCGATAACTACTGTCTTAACATTTTTTAGTTCATTTACTTTTTTCAAAGTAGCTAGTACTATACTAATGTCAGACGTTTTGCGATAATTACGCTTTTCCTCATTATAATTTTTGCTAAACTGTTTAAAAGGTAACGCCTTTTGATCGGTGTTAATTATTACAGTTTCTTCGGGATTTAGCTTACGTAATGAGGTAGATTTACCCATACCTGATTTACCAACCAGGAACACTAATTGTGCCATAAAGTTATTGTTTTTTGATTAATTACTACTATGTAAATATAGTCATTTTTCCCTGTATTTACAAGGGATAGAGAGTTAAAATTACTTAATTTATTTCATACGTTTTTCTGTTTTTAAAAGGTTAATAATTAGTCTTTATCATACACAGTTATTAATAACTGCTCTTGAAAATGTAAAATTTGTTCTACTGTTTTCCATTCAGCATCTCCTATATTCTTTTTAGAAAAAGCTGCTTCAATATAATGTCCATTACTTATACCTTCCATAGATAATTTTCTAAGACAAGATTTTAAAGCAGAATACTCGAATTCATTATTTTTTAAAGATGTATAAAAGTTTAACACACTAGCAGATTGTGCTATGCTAGCAACAGAATAATCTCCTAGTTTATATAAAGCTGGTAAAGGAAATGCTTTATGCACTTGCTCTATAACTTCAAACTTTTCATATAACTTTTTAGATAACTCAGGTTTTTCAGTTTCAGTTGGATCTTTTGAACAATTAATATTGT